AATGACCTGCTTATTCGCACCTTCCCTAACAATCTGAGTAGGTGCAAGAAAACACAAGGATCTTATTAATGGAAGCGTTGTTAACATTTACATTTAAAGACTTTATAGCTTTTATGATTCCTCTTTTTATTGGCGGGCTTATCTTCAATAGGAGACGTAAACGTAAGGAGGTCCGAGTGAAGTTTTCATTTCTTTGGCTTGTTTTGATAGTTGGTGGAATTCTTGAAATATGTGATGAGATTTACACAACTTATTCCTATAGGCATAATCACTTATATAATAATGATACGCTTACAACCGTGTTTAACTATGATTTTGCAAAAATTGTTTTTTGTGGGGTTTTGATCTTTGTTTCTATTGCGCTTCTTCTTCAGGAGTTGCTTTTAAACAAGCAGTCACATTGACGTATATTTCCTGTCGGCACATCGCCCTTTTTTATTTTGATGTGGGGCTGTGCCGAAACAATGTAAGCTCACATTAAAGTCAATAAAATTAATATATTGATAATGCTGTTTTTTCTGATTTCTTTTAGCTCTTAAGATGAGTTGATAAATATATCGCCTTGTGTGTTTGTGTCGATTTAATAAGATTTTTATCTTCGTTAATCTGAACCAAAAAATCAGAGATTTCTTCGATTCCATCGTGCTTTATTCTGAAATGAATATCCTCCTGAGGTTAATGGTGAAATTTTATTCGAGATACTTTACCGGGAGACTGCATGACTGATATCAACTACCCACATGACAGCCTCCCTATGCCATTACAGGAAGGATACGGATTCCAGCCTGTAAGCCCGTTAAAACGTACCCAGTTAATCACCGGCCGCGCGCGGCAAAGGCGAGCTTATACGTCCACGCCGACGCAGGCCAGCATCACCTGGTTTATGGAAACCGATGCGCAGGGACTGGCGTTTGAGTCCTGGTTCCGTGATGCGTTATCTGACGGGGCTGCATGGTTCATGATGAAGCTGCAGACGCCGGCAGGCATTAAGTTTTACAAATGCCGCTTCACAGATATTTATCAGGGACCGGTGCTGGTGGCCCCGATTTACTGGAAGTACACGGCGACGCTTGAATTATGGGAACGCCCCCTTGCTCCTGCCCCATGGGGTAATTACCCGGAATGGATCGTCGGCAGCTCACTGCTGGATATTGCGCTGAATAAGGAGTGGCCCAAGGCTTGATTAAAACCGTTTCTCCTTCATAATCACTTGTGTCGATTTGTGGGAAAGTCCTTCATGCCGCTCCGTAGCCGGAGCGTGAAATAAAGCGCGGAATAGCGATCCTGCCGGTGAGGGTACACCCACATTCGACACCAATTTTTAAGGTCATCTTCGGGTGGCCTTTTTTATTGGGTAAAAATCATGACAATACTCAACCGCCTCTACGCCAGCAGCGGGCCGGAGGTGATCATTGAGACGCTGCAGATCACCATTGGTTCTGACGTCCATTATCTGTGCCAGGGCTACGAGGGTATTACGGCAACGACGGAGAACGGCGATACCGTAACGTTTACCGCCTGTGCGATAGACATTGCTCTGCCGGCGCGCAATGCGGACGGCACGCAGGACCTCAAATTTGCCCTGTGCAATATCGATGGTGTTGTGTCCACGGCGATCCGCTATGCGCTGGCTAACCGTCTGTCTGCATTGCTGACGTACCGGCGTTATATCTCCACGGATTTAGCGGCCCCTGCGGAAGTGCCGTATACGCTGAAAATCAAGTCTGGTTACTGGACGGCGACAGAGGCGCAGATTACCGCGGGTTATATGAATATCCTTGATACAGCCTGGCCACGTTACCGCTACACGCTACCTGTATTCCCCGGACTGCGTTATATCAGCTAAGGAATCCCAATGTTTAACCCTGATAAATACCGTTCAGTCACCTGGCTGAAGGGCGGGCGCGTATACCCGCAGCTCGACTGCTTCGGCATTGTGAACGAGATACGCCGCGACCTGAATTTACCCGTCTGGCCCGATTTTGCAGGGGTCACCAAAGACGACGGCGGCCTCGACCGGGAAGCGCGCCGGATGATGCTTACCCTTGAGCGCTGCGAACCCTGCGAAGGGGCCGGGGTGGCCTGTTATTCCGGGTCGACTGTCACCCACGTAGGGATCGTGGTCAGTATCGATGGTCTGCTGCATGTGGCGGAATGCAATCCGGGAACGAACGTCACCTTTCTGCCGTTGCCGCGGTTTAAGCGGCGATTTGTCAAAGTGGAGTTCTGGCAATGACCATTCGTTTTTACCCGTCCCGGCTTCCCGGTGAACCACTCGAAACGCATGAGCATGGTGTAACCAGTATTCGCAAGTGGCTGGTGGCAAATGTTGAAGGCTACGAGGATCGGGATGTCCCACCGCTGACCGTTGAGGTTGAGGGGCTATTAATTCCGCCAGGCGAGTGGGCTAAGTGTGTGATTCGCCCTGATAGTGATGTCAGGCTTTATCCGGTTCCCTTCGGGCTGGAGGCCGCCACAATCGCGTGGATCGGCGTCGGTATCTCCGTTGCCGCTGCAGCCTATTCGTACTTTATGATGAGCAACATCGATACGGGCGGCTATACCTCATCCACAGGGCGGAGTCTCGACCTGAACCCGGCAAAGGCGAATACCGCAAAACTCGGTGATGCCATTCGTGAGGTATTTGGCCGGGTGCGTATCTACCCTGATTATGTGGTGCAGCCGGTTACCCGGTTTGATGCCGCCGATCCTACGAAAATGCGCGTCCAGATGCTGCTGTGTCTCGGTGTCGGTGATCTGATTTATACCAATGGCGATATCAGGGTTGGCAGTACGCCAGCTTCAACGCTACCGGGATTCAGCAGCACCCATTACCCGCCAGGCGCGGACGTTTCCGGTGATGAGCGCAGCGAAAACTGGGTCAACTCCACCGAAGTTGGCGGGACGTCATCCGGCACCGGGCTGGATATGGCCCAGACGTCGCCGGACGCAGACGACATTATCGCAGACAGCATGACCGTCTCCGGATCGAGCGTGACGTTTACGGGGCTGGATACGGATGATGATGACGATAATGACGAGAACGATAACGCACTGCCGCCCAGCTGGGTCGCTGGCGCCGTGGTCGAACTTAAAGCCCCGGCGAACTACCAGATCACCACGGCGGCTGGATACAGCGTTATCGCAAGCCCGCTGCTGACGGAGATCGCGCCGGTAGTAGGTATGCCGGTGACGCTGGGGTTTAACTCTGTCGATTACGATCTGTTTATCGCGTCATATACCCCCGGTCAGGCTGCAGTGCCCGGCACCGGGGGGAGTGCGGCAAAAGTCCAGGCCAGTGCGGCCCCGACCACCTACGATTTTTCGACCAGCTCCAGCACGTTCACGATCACCTGGAAGGGGGTTACCTACCCGGTGTCGCTGGTTGCTAACTACGTCTCGATGTCGGGACTGCTGGCGGCCATCACCGAGGGACTCACTGGCTCCGGCCTGGTTGCGCAGGACAACGGCGGAACTGTACTGATAACCGAGTCGGCCAGTCCGTTCGCGGGTGGGGCGATCACGTCCTCTTCACTGCCTGCAGCTGTTTTCGGTGATGCCCCGGTTTACACCTCCGGCACGGCATCAACCGGCGGCAGCCCGGCGGTAACGGCGAATGTGACACTCGCCTATAACTCTGCCACGGGAACGGCCTTTTCCGGCATGCCGGAGGGGGTGCAACGGCTTTCACTTGCTCACCGCGGGAATGAGTACCGGATTGTGTCAGCTGACGGCACGACGGCGACGGTGGCGCGCCTGGTTTCCGGTGCCGTTGATGAGTCATGGCCGGGATTCACCGCCAGGACGATGATCGACTATGAGGCCACTGGTCTTAACGACACGCTGAGCTGGCTGGGGCCGTTCCTGGTTTGCCCTGAGAATGAAGTGGTGGATGCATTCGAGGTGAATTTCTCCTTCCCGAACGGCATCTGTGGCTTTGACAGTAAGGGCAAAAAACGGATCCGCCACGTGGAGTGGGAGATACAGTATCGCGTCTACGGTTCCGGATCGGGGTGGGTGAGTCACCAGGGCGAGTATGCGCTGAAAAACGTCAACGGGTTAGGTTTCACTGAGCGGATCACCCTCAGCTCTCCGGGGCTGGTAGAGGTTCGCTGCCGTCGGCGCAATGAGCAGGGCTCAAACAACGCGCGAGACAGTATGTACTGGCAGGCACTGCGCGGGCGACTGCTGACGCGCCCTTCATCCTATCCCGGCGTGTCGCTGATGGCGGTGACCGTTGAGACGGGCGGGAAGCTGGCGGCGCAGTCGGACCGCCGCGTAAACGTTGTGGCCACGCGGGCCTACGACTCAGGAACGGCCAGAACCATTTCGGGAGCGCTGCTGCATGTCGCGAACTCTCTTGGGCTGGAAATGGATGTCGACACCATCAACGCGCTGGAATCCGCGTACTGGACGCCACGGGGCGAAAATTTCGATTTCGCCACGGGCGACAGTATCTCGGCGCTGGAAATGCTGCAGAAGATAGCCAATGCCGGGAAGTCACGTTTTCTGCTGAGTGATGGCCTGGCGACGGTCAACCGCGAGGGGATTAAGCCATGGACCGGTGTGATCACTCCGCATGAGATGGTGGAGGAGCTGCAGAGCGGATTTACCGTGCCCTCAGATGATGATTTTGATGGTGTCGACGTGACGTACATCAACGGGACTACCTGGGCAGAGGAGACCGTTAAATGCCGGACGCCGGACAATCCCACGCCGGTGAAAATCGAGAACTACAAACTTGACGGGGTACTTACTCAGGACCACGCCTATCAGATCGGCATGCGTCGCCTGATGAAATACCTGCTGCAGCGGGTGACGTTCCAGACCACTACCGAGCTGGACGCGCTGTGCTACAACACTGGCGATCGCATTGTGCTCACGGATGATATTCCGGGTAACAACACGATTTCCTGTCTGGTGGAGGCGATGACAACGGCTGGTGGCGTGACAACGTTCACCGTTACGGAGCCGCTGGACTGGTCTTTCGAAAACCCCCGAGCGCTGATCCGCTATCAGGATGGCTCTGCATCCGGGCTGATGGTGGCGAGCAGGGTGGGTGATTTTCAGCTGTCAGTCCCGCACCTGAGCGAGTTTGATGACCCGACGAAGGTTGACCTGTCGTCGGCAACCATCGAGCCGATCCGCCTGGTGTTCTGCGGCTCAACGCGCCACGTCTACGACGCCATTGTAGAGGAGATCGCCCCGCAGTCTGACGGCACCTGTCAGGTCACCGCTAAAGAATACCTCGAATCGTTCTACCAGTACGACGACGCCACATACCCCGGCGACGCTGCTTAATACCAAAAAAATCCCTTTCAACTTTTCTTTCGCTCAAACCCTCGTTTGGGCGAAGCCTCTTTTTGGAGCAAAAAACATGGCCTTTAACCCGGAGCTGGGGAGCACGTCTCCCGCTGTGTTGCTCGATAACGCCGAGCGCCTGGATAAGCTGGTCAATGGGCCAGCCGCAGATGTTCCCGACCGTGGCGGTGATCCTCTTTATTCATGGCGCCAGATGATGGCGAAAAATGATGAGATACGGCAGAACATCATTCCGCTCAGCAAGCAGTATGCGACGCTGGCGGCGGCCCAGGCGGATATCGCGAATATCCCCGAGGGGAGCACCACGTATTACCGCAGCCCGGACGACAGCGCCCTCGCGATCGAGGTCATGAACGTTGGCGGGACGCTGACCGCAACCGGACGAAAAATGCCGTCCAGTCAGGCTGTAGA